AAATAAGTTAACTTTTTGTTTAAACATACCTTTTAACATTTTCTCATTTTGAGCAAATATTGACTTAGTATTTAAATTTTCTAAAGCCATCCCGGCATTAGATAATCCTGGTCTTTCTTCTTTTCCTGATTTAACTTTCATACCACTAGAACCAATAGGATCTTTACCTAAATTACTATCTTGTGAGCCATAATCAGATACAGAATCAGCAGGTCTTCCCTGATCTAATGCTTGTTCTGGGTATTCAGGATCGTTTACACTATATCCTGTAGGAACACCTTTACTTCCTGGATATCTTCCAGCGCCATATAAAGAGGCTAATGAATGTGGTGTACCATATGCTTCACCTGATTCAGCAGGATCATTTCCTTCTGTTTCAATTTGTGCTTCTCTAAATTTACGTTTTTGATCTTCAATAATTAAATCTCTATATTCTTGATATTGATCTTCACTAAAGTGAAAAATATTATCATATATCCAATCTGTAGGCATTAATTTAGTATCCATCATTTGTTGAGCTAAATCAACTTTTTCTTTTAATAATGCTGTTCTTTCTTGATCGTAAATAATAGATGGTGTAGTTAATGATAATTCAAAATTAGTTAATGCAGAATCATCATATCCTTGTGCATATAAATGAACTAATGCTATTTTAGTTAATTCAGATATTAATATTTTTTGTATTCTTTCTACTGTTCTAGCAAATCTAATATCCTCAGCAGCTAGTGTTGCTTTACCTTCAAGATCAGCTTCATATCCTAAATAAGCTTTTGGAACTTTTAAAGCAGAGAATAATTTATCTCTTAAATAAGTTACATCTTCAATAGCGGCATAATCTAAACCTTTTGTAGTTTCAATACGTGTAGTTTGGTCACCACCTCTTACAGGAATATAAAAGTCCTCTAAGATGTTTTGCATATTGAATTTAAGATTATAATCACCAGTATTTGGATCAACATAAGGAGTTTTCTTCATTTTGTTAATCATTCTTTGCATATAAGTCTCTACTTCATTTGGTGGTATATTTCCAACATTTACAAAGAAAGTTCTTTTTTCTGGTGCTCTAACTATTCTATGAATTAACATTGCATCTTCCATTAATGTCATCTGTTTCCAAATTTTTCTACCTGGTTCAAGATATGATCTGCCATAAGGTAAATAGTTAAAATCAGATAATAATCTAAAATGTGCCATTTCATAATTATCAAAAATTACTTCTTCACCAGTATTAACACCTACTCCAGGTGAAATTTGTTGAAATCCTAATGGGTTTTCAGATACTGAATAACTTGGGTCATATTTAAATCTAACATCTGATGGATTGGCAGGGTCAGCACCTTCTATTCTCATAATAGTATAAGAAGAAAAAGGTATTACATTAAATACTCCAAATTTTTCAGATATTTCTAATTTTAAATAAAAATCTCCATATTTTAACATATTTCTTGCCCATGACCATAAATTAAATTCTATATTTAATACATCATAAAATAGATTATATAATATTTTTTGTATTGTTTCATCAGCTGAACGAATTTGTAGTACTTCGCCCATATCGTTTCTTAAACAAGATTCATCAGATACTATATCTAATGCAGAAGCAATAATAGCATCAGTATCCATTGCCTCATAGTCTGTATATAATTGAATTCTAGTAGAAGGGAAATTAGCTTGCTGCATTGTATTATAATTCAGCCCTCCTGTAGTGCTATACAATTTATTAAATCTATCGTATAGTGAGTTTGTTTGTAGTTGTCCTAAAGATTGAATTTGATTAGAATCCATTACTTTAAGTTGGTTTCCTCCAACGTTTCTTATTACTACATCAGTAGAGAATAATCTTCTTAGTCTACCAAATAATGAAGTGTCTGCCATCGCGTATAGTATATATAATAAATATTAGCCCAATAACCAAGAGATATCTTCTTTATCTCCATATGGATTTTCCATTTCGTATGGGTTTATGTTTGGTTTTCCACCTTGATAAATGTTAGGTGCTTGATAATTTGTTGAATGTATTCCTCCTAATGCTGCTCTAGCCATATCCACACCTTGTTGTTTAAAGTGTAAAGCTGTATCTCTTAAAAACATGCCTATTCCTAATGCCATAGTTAAATCATCATTATAACCTGATAGTGCTTGTGCTTTACCATTTTTCCACACAAACGTTCTTAGTTCTTCTAATAATCTTTTAGAACGAAGAGTAACAGATTTCTCATGAAGGTACGAAACCATTTTGGAGACAACAAGTGGTCTCGTCTTCATTGATGTAGTAAATCCAGGAACCATACCTTGACCATTTTCATATCTACTAAGATATTGGTCAGCATTAGTCATGGATACATCCATTTTAGGTGAATAATATAAATTTCTGTAACCTCTATCTATTAGTTGTTGAATTACAGCCCAACCTATATTGGCATTCTCTACTACAAGTAAAGCATCGTTGTATTCTGTAGCTATAGCAAATAATAAATTACCATAATCTTTTGTTTGTACTTGAGCTTTATATTCAGCTACTTGTGTTGCTTCTTCTATATCAAATACATGAAATGCGGAAAAATCATTTCCATCACCCCTAGCAACATCAGCTACTACTATATAATCTCTAGAATAATCTGGTATTTGCCATACCCATAAGTTCCCATCTATACCTCTTCTTTCAACTGGTTCTTGTATGTAAGTACTTTCATAAAAGTTTAATACATCTGGTTCTATAACAGTGTCACCTGAGGTGCTAAAATCACAATCACATTCTTGTGCTGCCATTCTAGGTCCTAATACTACGTCTTGTTCATCTCTCCATTCTTGGTTTCTTTCAGGGTGTACTGTCCAAGGTAATCTAATTGGTAAAAATGTATTTTCTCTTGCTTCTGCTTTAGCCCAAGTTGAATGAAACCAGTTACCAGTACCATAAGGTGTAGATAATGCTATACACCCACCACCAGTAGCTAGTGTTTGTTGTGCTGAGGCAAATATCTCATCAATACCATCAATAAAAGCGGCCTCATCAATTAATAATAATGATACTGCTTCACTCCTACCTGCGTCCTGACTTGCTGCTACTGCCTTAATTTGTGACCCATTTGCTAAACGTAATGATAATTTATTATGTTCTGAAGTTTTTATTTGTAACCATTTGGGTAACTGATCATAAGCAAACCTTACCTTAGTTACCATGTTTTTAGCAGTTTCTTGTTTAGTTGCTATACATAATACGTTTTTATCTTTATGAAACAACATCATCCATAATGAATAAGCTGAACATAAAGTAGAAATACCTAATTGTCTTGATTTGTTTATTATAGTATAGTCTTCCTTATGCATATGATTAAGGACTTTCTCTTGAAATGGATATAGATTAAATTTAATTCTACCCCTTTGTGGATGTTGGATTGTATAATATTTTTTCATAAAGTATACTGGATCCTTAGCACACTTTATAAATTCTTCTTTAATTATATGTTTTAAATTATCCGCCATTAACCAATAGTAATAATATTGCGGTCCCACCTACCATAGAAGTTATTTGATAGAATTTTTTAAGACGTCTTTCTTTTTTATATGCTTTTTCTAGTTCTTTAGACATATCTTTTGAAGTATCTAATTGTTTATCTTTAGTTGATAACATTGTTCTATATGTTTCAATTTGAGATCTTAAATTAGTATTTAATTCGTTTTGAGTATCAATTTTTAAATTAGTCTCTTTAAGAATTTGTTGTAATGTCTCTATCTCCATATAAGAGGCATCAAATTTTATTAAATCCTGTATTACTAATTTAGCAACAGGTTTAGTTAATTGTATCTTGACTGAATCTGTAGCGGTTTGTGAAAAACCACTCCAACTCACTAGCACTAAGATCATTAACAGCTTTAATTTTAGCTTCTGTTTCAATTTTAATAACATCAATTTGTCTATTTAAGTTATCAATTGTTTTATCATAACTAGATAATTTAGTCTCTAACTGTTCTTCTATTAATTCTAGACTATCATTTACTTGCTCCAACTGGTCTACTTGTTGTTGCAATTCTT